AAAAGGGTAGCTTTTACACTACCCAATTAAATTAAAATGGTAAGTCACTTTCAACTGTTGCAGCAGATGCTTTCTCTTTTTTAGGAGCAGTTTTGATATTACCATCAGTCCAAACTACATTTCCATTTCCTAAATAAACTTTACCTTTCTTTGCCTCACGTTCTTCTTGTGTTTGACTATCAGTTAAAGAAACGTTTTGTCCATACTGATTTGGTTCATCATTTACACCAACTGTAAAGTTGTAATAAACTGCACCATCTTTTCCTGAAACAAATTTTTCTTTTGGTAATTTGTCTACTCTTAAACTTACATTAATAATTGCACTCATATTTTTTTTATTTAAAATTTGCTTACTCTATATAGTTTTCAGCTTCCCTATTTATTTTACCTTTAATAATTCGTCTTTAACTGCTTTTGCTAATTTATATTTATTTTCAATAGTTGCAATATTACCACCATTTTTCAAATATTCAATAGCTTTATTAAATTCTGGTGTATTTTTATTTAACCATTTTAATTCTTCTTCTGCTTTTACTTCTTTATCGTGCTTATTAGTAGCATCTGCATCTTGTGTATCATCAATTAAAAGTAAGTTGCCTAATGCATATTTTTTAGCATAAGATGAAGCAGAACCAAATTGTTGTGGAACTTGCATTCCTTTTTGCAATAAATCAACACCAACTAATGCAGTAGCTTTTATTTCATTAACACCATTGTTATCTAAAATAGTTGCAGTACTTTCCATAATTGGTAAATCACAACCTACATTAATTAATCTTTCACTAATTACAAATGATACTTCATATTTTTCATTAAATGGTTTTAATGCTTCTAATATATCTTCAGCACTTCTGAAATTGTATTTTCCAAAACTATTAAATTTTGATTTGTTTGCTTTAAATTCTTTTTGAATTAAAGATAGTTTTTGATTTAAATTTAAGTCTTTCATTATTTAAATTTTATTTATTAGTAATTCAATATTTTTAATTTCATTTAATACTTGTTCAGCAGTTTCTAATCCCCAAGTACATTTATTTAAAAAACCATTTAATGCAGTCTTTAAATTTGGATAATAATAATCTTCTGTAAATTCAAAAAACTCACCTGTTGAAACTAATTTATTTTTTACTTTTATTTGTTTTTCACGTTGTTCAAAAAACTGTAATATAGTATTATTACTATCATAAACTATTCTATAATTATTATTTAATTTCATTTTATTTTGTTTTTAAGTTATATAATTCTTTTTTAATAATTGTTTTGTACTCTTTTGGGCAATCATCATCTGCTAATTCAAAGCAGTATGTTTCTAATGTGCTTAATAAACTTTCTAATTCGCAAATTTTGTTTTGCATTGTTTCAATTCTAAATCTGTTGTAGTCTAATAAATCTTTCATTTGTTATTTGTTTTTAAAGTTTTCATTATAGTATTCTTCTCCTGTTAAAATATAAGTGTAATTTGTAATTCCATTAGATTTTTTTTCTTTGTTTCCGTGTGCATCAATTAACTGTTTCTTTTCAAGTTCAAAAAATTTATAATAATCATTTATAAACTTTCTACCTTCTAAAGTATTTGTGTTAAATAAATTAGGATGCTCAATTTCTAATTGGCTAAATAATTCTTGCATTGCTGTTTTCATAATATTTGTTATTGTTTGATGAAGCAAATATATAACTGTTATTAATACAAAAGTGTTAAAGAAATGTTAAAGTTTAAAATAAAAAAAAAGGATGCTAATTAAAACACCCTTCTTTGACAAAAACAATTTAAAAACATTATGTAAATTTATGCAGAATATTTACCTTTTGTTTGTAGTAATCAATCATATCAATTAATTCTACATCAGCAAATTTAACTATTTGTTTTGATTTTAAATAAAGTTCTTCAGATAATTTATTACCAAGATATAAACTATATTTATATTGTTCACCTGAATGATAAACATTGCATCCTACACATTGAACTTGGCAGTTATCTTCATCCCATCTTGTTGAGTAATTTGCTCTGCTCATAAAATGCCCATTTTGTAGCTTTTTCCAATGGTCTTTTTTACCACAAGTAACACATTCAGCTATTTCATTCTTTGCATATCTTAACCTGATATACTGGCTAAAAACAGTATCTAATTCTTTTATTAGATTTTTTCTTAATGGTTTTTTACTTAATTTAGCCATATAATATATAATTTATTTTATTCAAAGATATATAATATAATATATATATTACTTATTTAGTTCAAAGATATATAATATATTAAATATAATAATAAATATATAATATATATTAAATAAATAATTTTAAAATATTAAATCTATATTTATAAATAATATATAATATAATTAATAATATAAATAAATAAAAATATTTAATTAAACTTTCTTTTTTATCTATTTTCTTTTCTTTAGATACTTTTGAAGTAGAAACAACTTGCTTACTATGCTTTATTTGTTGTTTTAAAGTGTTTTTAGACACTTTCTTTTGATTTATATGTAAACTATTGTCTTTTGTTTTTTTGTGTCTTATTTTAACGTTTTTATAAGTTTTACCATTTACAACTATTTCTTTTGTGTTGTCTATTGGTTCAATTATAATTTCATCTTCTGTTTTATCTATTTTACTATTGTTGTTTATTTCAGTATTTTCATTAGTCTTAACTTCTGTTTTTACATCAACAACTGAAATACTATCTTTTTTTTCTTCTATTGTTGTTTTGTTTACTTTTCTACTTCCACAAGATATAAATACAATACTAACTAAAATATAAATCAGCTTCTTCATTTCTTCTATTTGTTAAACCATTAAGAACTTTACCACCAGCTTTATTCCATCTTAAAAATTCATCTTTAATAGTCAAATCATCAGGGTTTCTATTTACTTTTTTTAATAAAGTACTTGAACTAAAATTACCAGTTCCAACATTATAAGCAAAACTAACTAAAGCATTAAACTGATTTTGATTTATATTTGATGTTACTAATGCATCTACTCTTTTAGCAAATCTATTAGCTATTTCTTTAAACATATCAAATGCTTGTTGTTTAGTAATATCTTTATCTAATAAAGTTACTCTTTTACCATCAGGATAGTATGTATTTCCATAACCAATAGTAGGTATTTTTGCTGGACACAAATATGGTTTTAATTTTAATCCTTCGTGTTTAGTTATTAATAAATAACCTTTGTTATCCAATATCATTTGTCATCTTTTTTATTTAATATTTTAACAGTTTGTATTATAGTATATACAATAGAAACAGTCAAAAGAATAATTTTCAATGTTTGCTCTATATTACTAAATGATATAATCATCGAGGCAGTATTCAAGGCGTATATTTTAAGTGATTGATGTATCATTATGTTTTTATTTTAGCGACAATATCAGTAAAACCTTGAATGCCTATATATGCAGTCGCAACAATTACCCAGTCTGATGATGTTATATTACTAAAAAACAAACCTACACAAGCCACAAAAAAAACTAATAGCTTTCTGCTAATCCATTTGTTTAATAGTTTATCTAAAGTTTCCTTACTCATTGTTATATTACTATTGCTTCTGCTTGTTGGAATATTTCGTCAACTTGGTCATCAGTCATTTGTGTAACTGATTGAATAAATAAAACAGTTTGACTATATCTTTCTATTGTTGTGCCATAATTCCAAACATTTTTAGCAGCAGTTTTTGTTGGCTCATCTAATTGGTCTAATGCACTCTCAATAGTAGGTATTAAATTCATTAAATTTAAAATAGTTCTAACTCTCCAAAGTTGACTTTCTATTGGTGTTTTATCTCTGAATGCTTGTTCGATTTCTTCTTGTGTTGCACCTTCGTAAAATTCTCTTGTATCAAAATTAAAATAAGGTTTAACCATTGGAACTTGCAAAAGTTCATCTATTAATATTTCAGTTATTAAACATTGATTTGCGTAAGTAACTCCGACAACTTGACTTGTTGCTATTTCTATTATTGTTTTCATATTTAATTTTTTGTTACAGATACTCCTCTATATGTTATACTATCAGTTGTGTTTGTTAATGTACAAGTAATAAAGAAATATAAATCAGCAGATAAATTGTAAGTGTATTGGTTTAAAGGTGTTACGTTTACACCAACTATACTATCGTTTGGTGTTCCAGCACTTACATTTAATACATAAGCACTTCCACCACTTAAAACAATTTCACGTTTAAATTTCATAGTAGCATTTGTACTACTAAAACCAGCGTTTGCAATAGTAGTTGCACCAGTCAAAGTATTTGTAGTATTAATTTCTAAATTATGAGTAGTTGAAGTAACAGAAGTTTTAGCGACAATAGCACTAAAATTTAAAAAATCTCCATCTGTAAAAGTATTAGCTGGAATTAAAAAACTTAATATAATAGTTTTAGCAGTTGTCCCAGTATGAGTAACTTGTGAAGTTAAATTATAAATACTTTGACATTTTTTATTTAATTGCGTTTGAATAGCAGAAGTAACTCCATCTAAATATCCTATCTCTGTATTACTAACTCCACTAACTACATCTTGTTTTAAAGCTAATGCATCAAAGACTGCGTTTTGACTTGGTGCTTTGTCTGTTACTGCGTCTGTTATACTATCTTCAATTATAGTTTTATTTTTCCATAATTGTGTTGAAGTTTCATAAACTAAACCTTGATTGTTTGCTACACTTGAAATATAAACATTGTGAAGTTCGTCTAACTCCCACCCGTTCATAATCTTTACATATATCTTACCATTGTTTGCGTGTGCATATTCTACATATCCTAAAATAACTATATGACCAGTTGAACCATTTGGTTTAATATTTGTAATTCTACCAGCAGTTGTTGGTGATAAATATAAAACATCACCATCTGCCCAAGTTTCACTTTGTAAACTTCCAGTAGTGTTAATTCCTTCTAATTGACCAACTGTAATAATAAATCCTTCTTGATTTGTTGCAATAGTTTCTGTTACTATTCCTAATGTATCTGCTGAATTATTATCATTGTTTGCTTGTGCTAAATTAACTGCTAATCTTTGACCTTGTGCACCACTTATTTTAACAACTTGATATGCTGCTTTTGTTAATGTAGTGTTTGGTGTTACTTTGTTTACAATTCTTGCAACTAAATCAACTCCATTTTTTAATATAACATTTCCACCTTTTAAAGTTGTTTCTGTACTTCCTAAACTATCATTCCATCTTGTTGTTGCTACTGCTGCTGTTCCAGTTGGTGTTGTGTCTAAAGTAACTTGACCAGCTTTTAATTCATATTCACCTAAATCAACATTTGTAGTTGCACCAGTATAAGGCACAAAATTAGAAGATGAAGGAATATCAGAAGTTAAAGCAAGTGTGCCTTCAGCATCAGGTAAAATATATTTCCTTGTATCTGTCAAATCACTTGTTGATAATCGAGCCATAATAGTACCATCTTTTGAAAGTACTGTTTGTCCATTTTCATCAGCAGTTGCATTTTCTCCTAATAAATTTACATTATTAAAAGTATTATTAACACCAGCACTTTGACCAATAGCATTTATGTTTAAACCTGAATTATTTGAAGCTGATGAAGTTCCAAAAGCATTTACAAATGTTCCAGAATTATCAATAGCTGCTTCAAAACCAAAAGCATTTAAATCAGTTCCTGTATTATTATAACCAGCATCTGTTCCTTGAAAGTTATTATTATCAACTAAATCGTGATTGTTATCTAATACTTGTTGAAGTGTAGGTACTTCTCCAGTTATAAATTCCCAAACTGCTGCTCCTTCTGTTGGGTCAGTACAAACATATAAATCACCATTATCTAAAATCCATCTTGTGTTTTGAACAAAACCTTTAGTTACATCATCAGTTGCAGTTGGTGTATATGTAAGATTATGTGATATTTCACGAATAATAGTACCACCATCATTCATTATATAAAGTCTACCAGCTTCCCATTTGTGTTCATATCCTACACCACATATTTGTGATATACCTTTTGCACCACCATTTCCAGCATCAATAGTTCCTTTTTTAAGCATTGAACCATTATCTAAAATAATAGCATCACCATTTGAAATACTTATGTTTTCACCATCAGTAATATTACCTAATACTAAAGTTTCTGCAAGTGTTTGTGAACCACCACCACCTGTTACTTTATTTATGTTTACTGTAATTAAATTATCAACTACATTAATAGTAACTTCTTCAATGGTTTCTCCTACGTTTATATCTATTATATCACTCATTATCTTGTTACATCGTTTTTAATTAGAAAATTACCACTTATGTAAGTCTTAATAGTACCATCACCAAACTCAATTTCTATATCATATAAATAATTATATGCACAAATATCAATTATCTGCTCATTAATCTTAAATAAACCATTTGCATCATCAGTAATTGTTATACCAGCATTATCTACTGAAGTTAAAGATAAAACAGGAATACCACCATATTCTTTACGTAACTGCATTCTAATAATAGCATCTTCTAAACTATATGGTGCATCGTTTAATAGTAACTCAAAAGTTACTTCTTCAAATGTGTCTCCTTTAATATTTTGAAAATTTAATCCCATCTTTAGTTTTGTTTTCTATTTTTTTTAAAAATATTTCTAACTTCTTAACGTTAGCTTGTTTTGGTTTATATTTATTTATCATAAAACCCAACCTGTAAAATAAGCATCTTTATCAGGATACATATCACCATTTGAATTGGCATTATATTCTGGAAAAGAAGCTTGGTTAAAACTCATATAATCAATAAATCTATTTGTGTAATGTTGTGCAATATCCCTTGCTTTTTCAATTAAGAAATCAACTTCATTCTTTTCAACATTTGTAGCATTTTCTGAAGTATGCTTGTAGATGCCTTTTCCAGCTATTGTAATGGCTAAAAATGGTAATGCTTCAACCATAGACCAATGTATTACCATAGGTTTGATATACTTCGTTAAAAGTGTTGTATATGGTTCTGTTAAATCATCAGAAACAATATCATCATTTAGTTTATTAAATAATTGTGTTCCTAAATACGTTTGTATATGTGTATCTTGTGCAATCTTTACAAATTGAACAAATTTATCTGTATCAATATTACCGTTTAATGCAGTAAATTTTACAATATCATCTCTCGTAACAAATAATGCTTGTGCCATATCTTAATTTGTAAATCCCATTTTATCCCAATATTCTTGTGTAAAACCTTTTGTTGGCATATCTGCTGGTTTCATAGCAACTTCTTTTTCATTTCTAATTCTATAACCATATTTTTCAGCAGTAGCAGAACTGATAGTTTTTGCATTTGGATTTGTAGGGTCTATTTTAACACCTTCAAAGTTTGCATAAATTCTTCTTAACCATTTATGCTGACATCTTGCACCACCCTTATAAAGCCATATAGAGTAATTATCAGCACCTTTAACACCAAAACCAGCATTTACTGCTTGACTTTCCATAGCAATAATATCTTCTTTTCTATAAACTTTATCTGCATTAATCATTTTATTGCAAAATTCACGTTGACCAGTAGCATTACCACTATAAACATATCTTGTTATGAATTGTACACCATCAATAGTTGCATCTTGTTCTGGACTTTTTGCTGTTGGTCTTGCTATTCCTGTTGAAACAAATTCCCATATTTTAGATAATGCACTTTTGCTTTTTTTATTGTTTTCGTTTATTAAATCAATTTCAGCATCAAATTCATCTTCCTTTTCATAATCAACTTCTACTTCATCAACTAAAGTCCATTCATCACCCATAGTTTCACCTTTAGAAATTAAAGCATCTGCAATATCAGAATTTAAACAAGTGTGAGAACTTAAACCAGTTTCTTCTTTTACTTGGTCAGCATTTTGTGTATTATCTAATTCAGTAAATTCTAATGGTTGAATAGTTTTAAAGTATAATTTCAAACTTATTTCATTGTAAAATAATATTTCATCTAATGCTTCTATTATTTCAAGTTGGTAAGGTTTAATTACTATGTTATCAAATAATAAAGTAGCAGTTTTTATTTCATCTGCATTGTTACCTAAACCACCATCACCATTTCTAATTCCTAATAACATAGGTGATGTTACTCTATGACCAACAATTAACTTATTAAAACATTCATTACTTAAATATTCATAATGTGCTGGTGCATCATTTAATGGTATATCTTCAACTGTTGTTTTGCTTTCTGAATTAGCATTAAAAGCTACAATTACTTTATCACCACGTGAACCAGTTAGTTTATTTTTAACATCTGCTTTAATTTGGTCACGCATCTCCTCTGTTGGAATTCCATTATTGAAATTTATAACTTTTGTTCCACTGAAGCCACATTTGACGTCATTAATTTGATATTCAGATATTTCTTCTTCTAAAACAGCATAATCTAATGCACCATTATAATCAACAGGTGTATAATAGTGAAATATTGGCAAATAAGGTTTAATAACCATTATTTCTATTTCATTACCATTACCAAATCCCCAAGCTGGTATTCTTTTCAATACATCTGATGGTTTAACTTTGCTCCAATCTGGTGCATAGAAATATCCTTCTATTTCTCCTTTATCATTACATTTTTCTGCTC